ACTCCGAGCTTGGCGGGTAGAGCGAGAAGTCCGGTGTAGTAGTCATATTCGTGGAAGCGAATGTCCACGTTTCCAGACCAGTTCTCAAGGGCTCGGTAGTCCAGGTGGCGTACCAGCGGAGCAAATGTGGGCTGACAGACGTAGTCGATCGCCGCTCCGCGTTGCCGAAGAGTGTCCAGCCATCGGAGAAAGTATAGATTGTCACCATAGCCGCCTCCTTCGATAACCAGCAGACGCTTGTTCTTTAGTTCCTGTGTGCCGTCCCACTCGGTCATGCCGAAATCTTTGAGCCAGTCGAAGGCCGCCCGTTGCTCGCAATACAGCGGCCAGCCCTCGGCCAGCTTACCCATGCGGAGGAGCGCTTCACCGTAGAGAGCGCGGGCCCGACCGTCGTCAGGGTCGAGGGTGGCAGCGTCGTGAGCGTATTCGAGCGCTTCCTCAAACCGGCCGAGAGTCTCGAGGATAACTGACATGTTGACGAGGGTGCCGATGGTGCGCTGGATTCCTACAGCCTTGGTAGCCACTTCGAGGGCTTTATCAGTGAGGCCGGTGAGATAGAGCGCCGAGGCCCGGTTGGCTAAGTCTTGCCAGTTGTCGGTGATAGGAGCCGAGATGATGTCGGCGGCGTCGACTACGCGCATCTCGGATTCTTCGCCCCACTTGGTCTTGGTGGATTTGGGAGCGAAAGGATTGAGGGTAGGGATCATGCAACTACGGTGCCTCCGAGATTCGGATAGTGGCACCCTATAGGTAAATTGTCAAGTACTTTTAATACTGCCCACCATATACTGTTGATATACCTAACTGGGTGTTATATGCCCCGTAATTCTGGCCCATCCAGTTGATGCCGCGGATGCTGAACCATGCGTCGACGAAGTCCTTATCCTGCTGGCGATACTTGGTCATGCGGTCTTTGTACTCGGCGGCAGCGACACCGTAGAGGAACCGGAAGTCAGGGCCATTGTTTCTAGGTGCCAAGTCCTTATTGGCTTCGGCCCATTCGTAAGCGTACATTCTGGCTCTAGCGATGACGCAATCCTCGCCGACTTGGACTGGCAGGGTGTCGGTCGGGTTGACTAGGTCGTTGCCGAGACGCCGACCGTAGGTGGCGTAGACGAAGGGATTGACCGGCTGACCCCAGAGTTCGTAGAGCGGGAAGCCCAGAGTGGCACTGGCATTGTCGGTACCTTGTCCTCTGGCGTCGGTCATGTACGGCACGACTTGAGACGGGAACTGATAGATGGACCGTTGCGGGTCGATCATGTCGAGTTCTGCCCGCTCCATGGTGGTGCCTAGCCACATATACATCGACATGTTGCGCACACTAATCCACGTCTTGTGGTCCTGATACTGGGCAGGATAATAGAGCTGGTAGAGCTGATAGGAGATGTTGGTGCCAGAGTTGTCGTAGTACGTTCGGTCGAGCGTGGCGGCGCCGGTGATCTGATCGTACTGGATGAGGTTGTAGATTTGCGATACGCCGGAGGATGAGCCTGGCCGGAGTTGGCGCTGGGTGATAAGACTGGTAGGGCAATCGAGCTGCGACTGGTTGATAGCGGCGACGGCGGCGGCATCGAACTGGACGGTATCAGAGCCTAGTACCACCGTAACGGTACCAGTGGTGACTACCGCCGGGCTGCGCCATGAGGATTCATAGAGCTGGAACGACCAGATATCCGAGTCGCGGATGACGCCCCAAGCGCGATTGATGAGGGTGCCGGTGTAGCTGAAAGGCAACTTAGGTACCGCGCCTCTCAACTCCGCTTGCATGTTCTGGAACGCCAAGGTAGCCCTCCGGCGTCCAGATTAGACCATGTACGCTTCAAAGCGGAAGCTGAAAGTGGATAGGTTGGTTCCGGTTGCAGCCTCTGCGCCCACCGTCTGGGATTGGCCGCCTACCGTGGCAGTAACCAGTGAGTAGTACTTGATGGTGACCCGAGGTACGGCGTTGGCGGTTCCAGCCAAGTCCATGACCACGATGGCGTTGAACTGGCCGGTAACGTCGGCGGTATCGTCCATGTTGTCGAAGCCGCCGAAGCCCAAGCTGATAGCTGTAATGCCGTCGCCGCCGGTTGGCACGGCTCCAGTGACGTACCGGGTATAGGACGTCGGGCCGGTATGGTCAAAGATGATTTGATTCTTCGCGCCGACCTGTTGCGGATAGCCGGGGAGAACTTTGTTTCCAAGCGGGAATGCCATTCAAGTCCCTCCCTTAGATGCGGCCGCAGAAGTTACCGCGGGTGATGATTACGCTAGAGATCGTAGAGCTGATCGGGCTGCCGATAGCTACGCCGAGAACGAAGGACAGGGTGGTGGTAGTTAGAGCCACGCCTGCGTCGGCGGTGGATGCGATGGTTGCGCTGACCTTGGCGGAGACCGTGGTAGCAGTAGCTGAAGCCGTCAGAGTAGAGTCGAAGAACACTGAGGCCGTGCCTGCCACTTGAATCCAGCCGAAGTTGCCCTTGGTGAGTGCTACGCCGGTGCCGCTGGAGGTCGTCGGGTTGATGAATACGCCGGCAATGTAGCCCGGGACGGCAGTGGTGGGCTGAGCGTCAGCGGTGACCACGTAAGACTGTGTTGCGCCACCCGGCAGTTCGTTGGAGCGCCAGAAGGCAATGGCACCGCGGACTGGTGAGGCTGTCGAGGTGGCTAGCGTGCCGACGTACATGTAGACGCCGCCGTAGAGCGTGCCGACAGTGGTATCACTGTTAGCCAGAGCCGAAGCGTCGTCCAGCACGATACGGTCGCCGGGCTGCGTTGCGCTCGACTGCACCGACTGGACACCGGTAGGGACGCTGACTAATGCGCCACCGGAAGTCGAGTCGTTGACGTCGTTGAGCCACTTGGCTGTGAGTTGGTCAGCTTGTTTCGTGAGCATTCCGCCTGCCATGGTGTATCTCCTTTATCCCAATCTCACTGAGAACCCACTTAGTATTCTCATTTAGAATCCTGCGCCAACCAGCTGCCAGTTATCGCGAGGCTGCACGGTGTAGAGGTTCAAGCCCGCTTTGAGGAACATGACCACCAAGTCCGCGTTGTTCTGGCTGCGGATAGGCGGCGTGAAGTTGAAGTTATACTCCGGGTCGGATGACGGACGGAGCTTCCATCCCTTGACGCGCAGCCAGAAGAATGGCTCGCCGGGAGTGCAGGAAGTGGCGCTCGGGTAGTTAGAGATGGCGTTCTGCGTCGTGCTGAGCGTCGGAGTGGTGAAGGCTGTCGGCTTGATGCTTGTGGTCTGGCTCAGGTTGGACGGCAGGATGGTGCCGTACTTGGTCGACGGAGCCAGTTTGTCCACGAAGATGGTGCCATCGAGGACTTTCAGGCCGCTGACGCCAATGCTGAGGTCTGAGACCATCTCAAAGCGCTGCTTCGGTTCCTGACGCTCGGCCAAGTAGCTGAAGAGAGCCTTGTTGCACAGGCCGATGTCGGGAGGCTGCACGCAGTTTTGATACGCCTCGAAGACTGTCTTGTAGCTGATCTGGCCGGTGTTGCCGGCGGTGTCGCCAACCCATGTCGGAACTGAGTTGAGTACGTTGCCGATAGCGCCGTTACGAGTCTGGCCGCCGTAAGTGGTGAACACGTTACCGTCCCAGGAGGGGTTGACACCGTCGTTGAGCGCTTCGGAGAGACCGTTAATGAAGATCTGCCGGTTGGAGCCGGTAATGTTCTGCCCGTGACGGTAGAAGTCAATGGCTACGTCGGTGTTGAGTGCCTGCACCGCGTTCTGCATGTAAGCGTCGATCAACTTGACCTTGACCGCCGGGCCGGAACCCTGGATTACGTTGGTCTGCCAGAGGTTCAATGGCACCTGCTCCACGTATTCCTTGGGCACGAAGGCGGTGGCCGCGATGATCTGCTTCTGCACGACGGTCACATCGGAGCCTGGAGCAATAGCGCCACCGTTCACACGGTCGTACATAAACGGATCCTGCATGAAGGTACCGCTGGCAAAGTCTTCGAGAGCGCCCATGGCGCGCATCTTGCGCATCCATGGAGTTTCGACGAAAAAATTATCAACGAGTACATCGTCTTTGAGATCTGCCAGTGTTGTGGCTGAGATTTGATCAAATGTTGGGTCGGCCATCTTTACTCTCCTGTGTACTCACTGACAGCTAATTCTTGAATCCCTCGGACTGACGCTCTGCTAATTTCTGAACCCCGCGTACGACACGGTCATTCGCAAGCTGCGTTTCGCTCTTATTCCACGGCTGGTTGTCAGCGCGCAGCTTATCGTCGGGGCGCACAGCGAAAGGTGACTTGGAAGGAACCATGGGACGTGTCTCGGGATTGCCGAAGCGGGAGACCAGTTCGGTTTCCTTCTCCTTGGCGCCTTCGGCTTTCCACTTGGCGATTTCGGCGTCACGCTGCTTTTGGGCGGCGGCTTCGCGAGCATCGCGTACCTTGAACTTCTCTTCCCAATAAGGGAGCAGAGTTTTGCCCTGGGATTGAGCTTCACGGCGGAGCTGTTCGGCGTTGAAAGGGACGTTGGGGAAGAGGCGTGCGTGTTCGCTGGCCGCGTCGAGCATGGCGGTAAGATTGGCGGCGAAGGTGTCACCGGCCTGCTGGAACTTCTCCATGGTGAGATAGCGATCGTCAGGAGCGGCGGGCTGTTGCTTAGGAGGTTCCGTTTCGTAGCCTAAATCCTTGGCAATGTCCACCATGCCCTGCTTTTGGGCTTCCAAGAGAGCAGCCTTGGCGCGAGCAGCTTCGGCAGCAGCGGCTACGGCTTGATTCTGGACCTGCTTGAGCTTGCTGTCGTTCTCGGTGTACCAGGACTGCACGCGAGCTTCGTAATTCTTCATGGTCTCTTCGAGCTTAGCGGCAGTCTGACGGGCTTCCTCGGCTTCAGCCTGCGACTTATCGAATGCGCGGCGGGCTACCGCTGAATCCAAAACCTTGATCTCTTCCTCTGTGGCCCCATTGGCTTTCAAATACTCTGCGTATGTCATTTTGCCTCCTTACCCGTTACTCGGCGGCGCGGCGGGTTCGCCCGTCTGAGAACTTTCCATGATTCCAGCTACCACTTCCCGCAAGATATTGTTAATCTGCGCAATCTTTGGCGTAACCACCGGAAACATCTTGGCCAGGGCTGTAAGGTCGTGAGCTATCCTGATACCCAGTTGCGTTCCCTCATTCATTTGTGGAGAAGGAGTGGCCGGAGCCGGTGATACTTGCGGCGGCGAGGTTGGATTGACCTGCGCCGGCGATGGCGGGGCATTTCCCCCTGCACTTGGGGGCGGAGTCATCGCAACTGGAGCGGCAGCCATTTATGCTTTCTTGTGCGCCTGCTTCTTACCCTTCTTGAGACTGGGGCCAACCATAGTGTCGGCCTTCATATCGGACTTCATCTTGAGCTTGGAGCCGGCGCCGCCGATCTTGGTGAGATTACCGGCGAAACCGCCTGATTTACTGTGTCCGCGCATCGAATGTCTCCCGTTACTTCTTCTTGCCGAATAGCTTCGCGCCCTTACCGTCCTTCTTACCGTCCTTTTCCTTTTTGCCATCCTTACCGTGATGCTTCATAGGGCTCCTCTGGAAACAAAAAGGCCGACTACCACTAACGCATGTGTCGGGCTCGGAGGCAACCAAGCAAGAGGTGCGTTAATAGCAGTCGGCCGTATCTAACCTGACTGTGGTGTCAGGGGATAACGAATCCCACTGTGGGGACTCTACAGTAACAGGACTAGGTGTTGTCAAGAGAAATCGTTAGGGATGGATGGAAGAGTAGCGGATATCCTGCTCTTCACGGAACCGGACACGGCAGATACCGCCTTGGGAGAGTGCTACTTCGAGGGTACCGGTGGCCTTTTCGGTGCGCAGGCCGATGAGGATTTGTACGAAGTCGAGGGAGCCCTGGTAGACACGTTCGCGCACGAGGTGGTAAGTATCGCGAAGCGGAGTCATTGTCTCCGTGGTGGTGGTGCGGATACTGGTTACGCTCATAGTATTTGCCATCTGATGCGGCCATCACGCGAGGCGGCTAGAGCTTCTTCATGGTACTCCTTGGAGTAGCCGCCGTGCTCGTGGGCTGGATTGGTGGCCGGGATGGTGAAGCAGACTACCTTGGTTCCACGGGCTTGGTAGTAGGCATCGGCATCGAAGGTCCAGGTGACACGTGGAGAGATGTATTCGTAGAGCTTGCCGCCCTTGCGCTGGTGTTCGAGTGCTTCAGCTGGCGTCATCACCGACTCTCTGTAATCGTGCTTCTGGCACCGTTATCCTTGGAAACTAGACGAGGTGGAGCGTTGCCGGAAGGTGGTCGGCCTTCGGGATTAGGCTTAGCCGGAGGTGCGGCGGCTCCCGGGGGCGTACCTGGTGGTATAAGTCCTTCGGCGCCGGCTATTTGTTGCATCCTGGCGGCGAATTCTAGGTCTAGTTCCTGCTCGGACTGGTAACGCTCGATGATGGTATTGCCCTGTAGGTTGCCGTAGTTTGGCAATTCCCAAGATTCTGCGATGGTCTGGGAGTCAATCTTCACACCGGCTTTTCTCAGTTGCACGAGCCCGAGCTTCATGGCCATCTGCGTCATCTCGTGCAGAGAGTTAGGCAGGATGAAGAAGCGCAGGTTGTCGGCGAAGACGCGAGCTCTGGTGATCTTGTCTGACGCTGAGCCAAACTTGGGATCCTCGCCGGGCAGGTGAGAAGGCACGAGGCTGGCAGGGTCGAAGTCGAATACCTCGGGATGTACGCCATCCATGCCAACGATCTGCATCACTCTAGGAGTGGTGTAGTACTGCAGGACGAGATACTTGACCATGACGCCCAAGTCGCGCATGGGTGGTTCCATGGAGCGGGACATGTCCTCGACGATCGGGCCTTGCGTCTCCATGATCTTTTCTAGCTCATCCATGGAGCCGACGGTACGGGCTTTGGCTAGGGCTTGCACGTCGTTGATAGCCATCTGAGCGTCCATGGCGGCGCCGAGAGTCTCGTACATCTGCATGGATTCAGGATAGACCTTGAGGACGTCCATGGGCACGGCGAGGTCTACGCCGATGCCGTCTACCGCGTTGCCGTCGAGGCCGATGCGGGCGCGGGGCTGCATGGGATCGAAGCGGCGCATCTCCTTCATGGAGGTGGCGTTGGTATCAAACTTCAATGGAGGATCGAGTTGACTCCTGATCTTGTCCATGTTGCCGCGCATGATCTCTTTCATGGATTCGTTGAGATCGTAGCCGTCGTGGACGAGACTGAAGCCGAGAGGTTCCCATGGCCAACTGTCGGGGCTGAAGCTGATGCCCGGGAACATGCCGTGCCAGTCAAAGCCGGGGCCGTCATACATGATGCAGCGGTCGGAGCTGATGAGCAGGCGGCGGTAGGGATAGAGCCGGGCATCGTTCTCGTCGGCCTTGCGGGTTAGGGCACGGCCGTTGGTGTCGGTGCCTACGGGGATTTCCTGGCCGATGTGCGGCACGGTGTAAGACCATGTGGAGCCCGGTTCGCCCATGGGGATGGGACGGTCGGTGGTGTTGATACTGAGGTCGAGCACCCACGTTTTTCTCACTGGCACGAGAAGGTCGGGCAGGCCGGCAGTCTCGGCGCGAGGTGTCTTGCCGAAGATACGTTGCAGGACGTTGCCGAGGGCGGCTTTGTGGACGGAGTCGTTCTGGTACCAATACTTTGAGCTGGAAGGGACTAATCTATCCTGAAAAGAAGGAAACATGCCGTGCGCCATAGCAACAGGCATTTCATCCAGAATGGTAACCGCGTAGGCTTCTTGCCAGTTGCCTGAGCTAGGGAGTTGGGTGGGTAGGACAGAGGGAGCGCCGTATGTGAGTAACTTAATGTCACCCCTTCCGGTGCCATGCATATCTCTGCGGTATACGGGATGAATCCAGCCGCGTCCAGTCGCTGCCGCATATTGGAGTGCCTCCTTTACCGCACGGTCGGCGAAACTCTCGAGATACCATGCGCGGGTGACTTTGTTCATCATCAGCGCTTGGTCGGCGTAGGCTTTGTTGTCGCTGTGATAGCCCCAGAAGGGACGCAGCTTGGACATGACCGAGACGACTTCTCGGATGTTGCGCTTGAGACGGTTGGTGTTAATCCGGCTGCGGTAGGAGGCGTTATAGGTTGGCTGAGTATCCATGCCGGAGATGGTGTCGAGAGCTTTACGGAAGTCGCGGAAGCCGCGCTGGCTTTTTAGCCAGGCGAGGCCGTCGCCGGTGGCATCGTCGAGCCAGCCTAGGCGACTAGCTTCGTCGGTTGCGCCGGGAGGGCACTGCCAACTCTTGAATGAGAGTTTCTCAGCCACTAGGATTTATCCCACTTGAAAGAGAATTCTACCTTAACTTCACCGTCTGGAAGATTGTCGAGTCCCAAGGTTACGTTAGGAGGAAGCTGTTTCGCCCAGTTCTCTCCGCCCAACTTCACGGCTTCGGCCTTGGTGTTGGCATTCATAAAGATGAAAGTTGGAGTCGATTTAGAGAAGATACCTTCAAGCAGGTCCTTGTAGGCTAGTTTCATTAGAAGTGTACCTTGTCCAAGTTCACAGTCTCAGCTGCTGCGTCACGATTGCCAAGTTCATTCTCTCTCGCGTGCAGATACCATTGCGCTTCAAGGAATCTCTGACGGTAATTCTCGCGCTTGCGGTCATCGCGTAGTTGTAGATAGAAGCGCAGGAATTCCTTCTCGTATTCGGTGGTTACGTTGGATGAGATACGGGCGTAGATGCGATCCTTGATCTCCTTGTCCCGGGCGGCCATCAGATTCATGTCGTAGCGCATCTCGCGCTGGCTATTCTCATATTCCTGCTTGCGTAACTGGTCGACGAGGCGGTCGATAGCTGGCAGTGTGTCGGCTTCTTCCTTGATGGCACCGTCGGGAGTGGGACAGTCGGAGAACGGTGCGAGCACGAGGTGGCCGGAAGGGTAGCGGAAGTAGATTACGGGGGCGACGCAGCCAGGCTTTCTCATCGGTACCTTTCCATCTGGTCCATAGTAAATGCTAAATCGTCCACAGTTGCAATGTCTGATTGTTGCATATCCCTAGGATTGAACACATTTGAGGGCCTAGAGGGCTGCAAGTTGAGCGGAGGGAGTGTAGACGGGTTGAAAGAGCGCTTCTTGCTCCGTTCGGCGTTGGGCTCGAGGTCGTGCGGAGCGAAGCAGGCCATGGCGGCGGCGAAGATACGGTCGTCGTGCTTGCCGTCTTCGTGCTCGAGCTTCTCCCTGCCCGTGGCGGTGACTTTGGCCTCAAAGGTGCGCATCTCTTCGAGTAGCCAAGGAGAGTTAATATGCAGCCACAGGTTCTTGGCCCAGGTGGCGAAAGAGGTGGTAAGCGTCACGCGAGCCCATGCTCCAGTGAAGAATCCGCGCTTGCGAGCCATGGCTTTGTCCCGGCGAGGGTTCTTGCCGTCGTAGCGGCTCATCATGTGGAAATGCGAGTAGCCCATGTTGGCCATATCTTTCAGGCACATGTCGCCAACCGAGGCCAATACTTCCACGGTGACGTAGGGTTCACGCCACTTGTTTGAGTATTCTTGCTTCATGTAGGTGCCGTAGTATCCGGCAATACCGATAACGAATGCGTAGGCTTCGGCGTGGTTGATGTAGGAGCTGGCCAGTTCGGCGACTTGGGTGTCGGGATCGTCGCTGTTCTTACCTAGAGCCCAGACAGAGATGGCGGTGGCGTCTTCGCCTCTGCCGGCGGCTGTATCTACCCCGATCGAGTAGCGCACGCCGGGCTTAGGATGAGACCAGATGAATAGTATTCCGGTGGCGGTGGCGGGATCCTTGGGATTAGGCTGGATTTGCTGCTCAAGGAGAGGGATCAGTTCCCAGCGGTACGTCTTCTCTTGGATGTTGGTGTATTTAATGGGAATGCGCGGCTTATCGTAGTCGATATACTCGGTGGGAGGTTCGTG